AACAAAAAAACATTTGACAAAATAAGGTTTATAATTATGGAATTTGGAAAAATAAAAATACGTGGAAGACCTCCAATTTTTAGAAAACCTGAGGAAATGGCCGCGCAAATTGAAGATTATTTCAACTCACTCCCATTAGTCAGAAACTCACTAGGCTTAGAAGAATATAGGCCAACGCAATCAGGGTTAGCCCTTCACCTTGGTTTTGAAGATAGATTTTCGCTTACACAGTATGAGGCTAAACCAGAATTTACTTACATTATTAGACAAGCTAAATCATTAATAACATCGTTACATGAGGGACGAATGCATGAGCCTAGTTGCTCTGGTTCTAAATTTATATTACAAAACATGGGATACGATAAAGGTGAAACAGTTATAAACAATAACATCGAACTTGACCTATCGAAAATGCCCGTAATACAAAAACTTTTAAAATATGTACCCTCTGAAAATATTGAAAAAGCAATGCAAGAACTAGAAATCGCTGAAAATGAGGCCAAAAATGACTAAGATGGGGAAACTAAATACATACCCTTTACAGGCAGATAGAAAGTTAATAGATGACTTTAAGCTGGCTTGTTACAAAAATAACAAACCTATGTCGGATGTACTTAGAAACTATATGACTGAATACTCAGGCAATCAATCACATGGTAATCAATCACATAGACCACTAGAATTTACTTCAGACCTTTCCCAAGTGCAACCATGAGTAGTGTATGTTATATGCTTATACTTGCCTTCGTGGCAATAATAGATATATGTGACTGATTCAGTTTCTCCCTCTTCATATCTAACTACATCATTTGGATTTGGATAAGGTTTACTTGGTTCCGAATCATCACAAGTCCAAACACATCCATTAAACACTAAACAACCATTTAAAGCCAATAAAATCAGTAAATATTTCATTTTTTCATACCCCTTTTTAATTTGTTTTTAAATTTATAATAATCCTTTATCATTACGTCAATATCAGACCTTGAAACCTTAGATAAATATAGAAATTTCCTTATTTTATTTACTGGTTCAGCGTATTCTAGATTAGTGCCTACTATAGCCTTATCTCTAAAAACTCTACTTGTAACACTTCTTTTTAATGTTCCTGTTTGCTGTAGTATCTTACCTGGCCAATAACCCTTCTTTTTTCTTTGCGCAATAGTGCTATCTTTTAACTTTTCCCATTTACCATTATCTCCCATTTCCTTCTCAAAATGGTCTAACACATCATGGTACATCTCCTCTTTGATAACTTCCAAAGTCTTACGCTTATGTATAGATAAATCACGGATGTAACGTTTAAATCCTTCACCAGCCGTACCGTCTATTTTAATCTTTATCTCCATTTACTATACCTAATACCAAACCTATCGGCTATTAATTTCCATATATCATGCGGATTTGTCATCTCTTTACTTAGTAATATGTACACGGCTTTAATCTTCTTTACATCCACACCGCTAAAATCAAAATCATATATATATCCTTCAGTATCTCTAAATAGTAAGTTATTAACCTTCATCTTTTCTGTGTCCTTTGTTAATGTTACTATCTCCCCTAGGCTTGGTGCACCCTTATGCCTCATGAAAAATGACATAACAACATCATTACTGTAATTACCTTTTTTGGCTGCTGCTATCATTACATTTTTCTGTTTTATCATCTCCCTAGTCATTAGTTTGTCAAAATCCTTTTGCCATTTGCTAGGTTTATACATATAACTGGCAGGATTAACAGCCCATCCATCATCTGGTTTAACTAACTTTTTATTTATATTATTTGTAATACCCCTTGCCTCTGCCTGTCTCTTACTTAAACTCCTTAATATACATCGGCAATTAAACCCATTCGGTGGTGCGTGTTCATCCCAAAACGGGTCATTTAATTGTTTGATAACTCCATTCAATGCAGCGTGTGTAGGTCTAGTATTGCCATCCATTACAGCGTCATACAACCCAAAAGGTCTATAATCGGCATTGTCCATTAATGACCGCCAACGACCAGCCGCATACGCATTCTGCATATTGGTTCTATATATAGTATTCAATTTACCTTTACTATACATGGGCAATTTTAATTGCATTTCCTTTTTAAATGTATCGAATGAATCTCCATTCTTTAACGCCTTATCTAATCCTTTCTTTATATAATCCAATGTATCTAAATTTGTTTCTTTAGCTACAGTAAAAGCATTTAAATGCCCCCTCGCATCTAATTCACGCCAGTTATATGTAACCTTTAAATCCTTTTTCTTAAAGAATTTAATGGCCTCAGTGGGCTTTAAGGTTGTACTGTATTTAAAATCATTGGATGTTATCATTCCTTAACCTCAATATCACTATCATTCTGCCCTACTATTGACGATGAAAAAATAGCTTTTCTAAGTACATCCTCTAGTTTTTTGGTGTCTATATCCTTCCAAATAACCTTAGATTTTTCCAATAATTCACTAAAATCATTGCTTTCATTAATCATATCAAGAAAAGGCTTGATTATTTCGGCACTCAATTCATTGTCACCTTCAACTGATTCAATTACATCTTGCCCAGCCTCTGAATACTCCTTATCTTTCTTTATATCATCTTTACCATCTTCCTTTGTCTCAGGTTCAGTGACTTCAAAATCTGTTTCTTGGAAGTTGTATGTATTTATATAATATTCCTTGGTAAACTTAACACCCATGCCGCTTAGAGTAGCGTCTCTATTTGCAACATCTTGGTCTACATCCTCTTTCTCATATAACTGAAACACAGGACGAGGTACATCACCAAAATTAATCTTAACAAGTTTTTCTATTACATCATTAAAGCCGTTTTCAATCATACGGCTATCGGATTTAATCAAATCATCTCTAACTTGTTCCGCCATATTCTCATTACCTAGCTTGCCACTTGTACTATCGGCTGCTGCACTATGGCCTAGCCATACTTTACTTATCTGACTATCCATGTAATTGATAAAGTTATTGTATATATCACTAGAGGAGCTTTTACCCTGTGCCTCAAGTATCTCAACTGTAACATTCTCAGGGATTACGGCTACAGCGTCACTATGTAATCTGTCTAGTAAATCAAGTAACTCAGAATCAGCATTTGATTGCCTTGATTTAGGATTCTTACCAATAATCATTGGAGTAGCATATTTCTCAGTAAATTTAAGGAAGTTTTTTAATCCAGCCTTTTTAAATGATGTAGGCCAATAACATTTAGAAAGCAACGCCTCACCATAGGGGTTTTCATAACTATCACCATGCTTTACAATGATAAATTTATCATCGTTTACATTCTCACCGTTATGATTATTCTTTGTTATAAATAAAAGTTTGTTTTCAAGGTCAAAACGAAACCAATAAGATGGTTTAGATACAATGCTTTCAAGTTTTATTTGTCCATTCTCTGGCTTATACATCAATTCAAAAGGTACATAGCCATACTGTAACGCCTTCCCCATCTCTGTAATTGTTTTATATACATTGATGTATTCAAAGTTTTCCTTAACATATTTATAAACCCTTGCCGAAGCATTACCTTTGTCTATTTGCCACATCTTATTGCGTGTGCCTGAGAGACGACTATTTATCACAGATGTAACTTGGTCATCTGTAAGTATCGTTTCATATACTTTTTGCGTTTGACCCGTTTGCCTTAATATAACATCTGGATTAGGTAAATATCCAGCGTACCAATTAAAATCAAAAGCCATAGACCTTGGGGCTTGTTCCTTTCGGCTCTTCATTGGCGTTGCGTATTGTGTTTGTTTTTTCATTGTAAAACCTTTCTTTTATTGTTTAAAATCTATCTAACCCTTTTATTGTTTCACGTTTCTTGTGTTGTGCCTCAATCTTTATATTCCTTGAGCTGAAATTTACTTTAATCCAGTTTATGAATTGTGTTACTGAGTCCACGTCATCGTCATTTTTACCATTAGGGAATATACAAAGACTATCGACTAGGTTTATAGATATATCCTTTCCACGTGGAAGATATATATTACCAGCCTCTATAGTTGTAGAACAATCCCTTAATCTAACTGTTTTATCGTTATGTACCTGAACAGGGATAATATTCATAGTGGTTTCGCTTTGTAGTTGCTGAATCATTACAATACCACTAGCCTTATCCTCAATAAGCACATAGTCTGGTTTATCTCTATCGTCAAGTAATAACATTTGTCTTTTTAATTCCGGTGACTCCACTTTTGCTTTATATACATCATATAAATAATATCCAGAATCATATATATGCCAAACGGTGCAACAACTATAATCGTTATTTTCCTTTGCCTTAAATGCTGTATCCCATGAATGAACCACAAGCCTTAAAGCCTCACCTTTCGGGAAATTATCATAGTATTGAAACCACTCTCTTTTAACAATGTTACCGTCAAAGGCTTTCGGGCTTTGTAGATATTGCCCAGCAAATTCACTTGAACCCATTTCCCTTTTACTTTCTTGTAATATCTTTAATGGTAGTCGTACAGGGTCTAAAAGGCCGTCTATGTATCTATCTTTTAACTCTGGTGGGTGTATGTTATCTAACTCAGATACTTCCGCTGGCAGGCATATATGCTTTAAGTCTTTTTTCGTCTCAAGCCATACACCACTAGGATCATCTTCCGCCAATCGCTGCATTATAAGTATTGTTGGCGTTAAATTCTGGTCGATTTTTCTAGTT